GCTAATATTAGTATTGTCAATAATAAATTGACGAATATCAGCATCTACTCGTTTATTAAAGTCCATAATGTCATCTGCGGTTCGTGCTTCACTAGATTCCAAAGCAACATATCCATCATGTAGTAATACATATGAAGCTGGAAAACAATATCTTGTTACATTTTCATTCTTTCCGCCGCCAGCAAGAATAATTCCTGCCATACTTGCGGCAATTCCTGGAACGATAATATGTAATGGTTTGGAATACTGAGAAATATATTGGGCTAGGTAGAAACCATTTGATACATCGCCGCCGCAGGAATTTAATATAATCGTGACGGGGTCTTGTGAATCGTCCTTTTCAAATTCACGCATTGGAAGGAATACCTTTTCTACAGTAGCATCAGTTACAAATTCATTCATCACAATTGTTCTATTATCTAAAAGTTGATGAAAATACTAATACATTACTGGATCAAAACCATATTTTTCTACCGAGCCAAATAGTTCTTCTAAATCCATAAGTCCTCCTCAGCATTTTATATTTAAAATGCTTAGTTAATAATTTTTGATAGCGTACAGTCTTCTGGAGCAATATCTCCTTTACGTATTGAACGTAAAATAGGGTGGCGAATTGAGATACCCTCTCCGACAGAGTTTGCGCGCCTCTCGGATACCATCATTCCGGTAATTGTAACAGGCGTGCCAATCCACTCGCTTGGATGATCACGCAATTGAGTCTTGAATTCTTCTGTTAAGCCGCTAACTTTACAGAGTGGGATAATGGTTCCATCTTTATTATAAACGCCTACCTGAATTGCGGCAGGCCATTTATTCCAATAATTTTTAGTAACAGGTATATATGCGCCGCCTGTTTGATATTCTCCGAAATATTCACCATAGACCAGTTCACCAGTGCGACTATTTTCCCAAAGGTCCCAATGGCCTATATCATCACCATGATATACCTTTTCACCCGGGACTGTATTCATGATAATAGCATCAACTTCTGATGTAATTTCTTGTTTTACTTTAATTGTAGTCCAAGCAGAACTGCGTTTACCTGGAGTGTAAAGTACTCCTTTTTTATAACAGACTGCACCTTCGCCGCCATGTCCGATTATATCTGCGACTTTGTCAAAGAATGTATCATCCATTTCATAAAATTTTACGGCCTTTACTAATGGATTATTAATGCGCTTTACAACTTCATCAATATATTTTACTCGTTCTTCAATTGGCTTATCAAGAAATTCTACTCCATCTAGCGCCAATACATCAAAGATACGCCATTCTACAGGTTGCTCCTTTTGCCGCGCGAGTGCTTTCGGCGCGAGACATCTAAGTACTGAACCCACTGTAGCGTCAACGCCACCTGGGATATATCCTTCTCCAAGTAAAACGGTAGTACCTTTTTGGAATGCTTTGCATACACTGTCCCAAAAAAATACTTTATCCTGTACTTCTCCATATGTTTTAGTTACAGTACTAATGCCACGTGTTTGGAGAGCATTCCGTTCTGGAGTTATTATCCCCCGTAAGAAATTACCATCATATTTTTGGCTCCAAATATATTGACCACTTGCGGCTGCTTGTTCTAGTTTCATTTTACGCATTTCTTTAGAAGTGGTTGCGGTAGGAGCCCAATATTTTTGGATACCTAATTCAAAAAAATTAGTCATTTAATTCTCCTTCATATAATGTAAATTATTAAATTCTATTAAATCGGCTTTTTTAAATTTACGAGATAAAATCCCATAATTTACCTATAAAGCCCTTTCAAGTGCGCGGACGGAAGGATATTTATTTTGAGTCTCTAAGCATATAATCGTTGTTCCTCCACCGAGTTTCCCATGCTAAAATTGATATCGGTTAACTAATTCGCTTACCGGTCGTTCATCAGATGTATATTTCCATAAGTAATTGTGAAAATGTGAATAACCACCACTTAAACAATCGTATAAATTACGTTCATCCCAATTATAGTATGATAAAATTTCTCCGATGTTAGACCATTCTTTAATAAAATTTCCATTAAGGTCATATTGCTAAATTGTTTTAGCAATATGACCGCCCTTTCCTGGCGAACGATTGTATCCTTTATCTGGATTTGTAGCATCATAATATTTTATCCAGTATTCCTCTCGTTCCTATAACAAAAAGATATCATTAATATTATCTTCTAATATAGTTACAGAGAATGCTTCGCCGCCGTATTTTCTAATTGCGGCATTTAACAACCAACATCCATCTTTATCATTTTGTGCGCACCGAACATGTTCTCTCCATCTATTACTTTCTTTATCAATTGTACGTCCAATATAATATTTTCCGCTAGGACTTATCCTCATATAAATTAATCCCATAATATCACTCCTTTAAAATTTCCAATTCTTCAATAAATTGAATAATTGCTACATTTAAATCTTTTTCAAGGCGCGATGAGATGTTAGTTTCGCCACGAAGCCAACGACCAAGCGTAGTTTGATTACAATTTACACGATTAGCTAATTCTACAATTTTTACTCCGTGAGCAACCAGAAATTGAATTTTTTCTTTTACTGTCATCCTTCATCGCCTCCATTAATATAGTGATATTATTTGGTTTTAATTATAGCATTTTCTTCTTTTGTAGTAAAAATTATTTTTTTTAGACCAACCCTAGATCTTCAAGAATAGCGACCGCACTATCTTTAAGTTCTTCTAATCCAGCATCATTATGAACAATATAATTAAAGGAAAAATCATCTAGAGAGGTTTCACTCGGATGAACTAGTTGTTCAGGCGTAAAGGCAGGATTTACCCAAGCTGTTCCATCAGCATTTGTACGTTCTATTCTAATACAAGTAAGAGCTGGGAATTTTTCCATTACTATCTGAACTTCGTTTTCAAAACGTGCATCTGGAATAATTGCTACATCAAATTCATCTTCAAAGGCTGAAATTAAATCGGCTACAATATTTACCCAGAAATTAGGATACTTAGCGCGCACTATATCAGTTCCAATATGCTGGAGAAGCGTACGCCCGCGCTCATCTTTCTTTCCATCCCAATTAAAGTAATCACGAAGTACCCATTTTACCGCATCAGCATAATGGATAACAAGCACTCGCTGATGATGTTTCTCAAGTTCTTCCTTCATGAAATGTCCAATCATGTCTTTACCTGCGCCGGACTTGCCAGAAATAATAATAACTTTATTCATTTTCCATTTTCTCCATTTCTATATTAAAATAAAATTTTAAATAATCCTACTCTTCTTCAGTGTGATTATAGGCTGTATAAGCCTCTAGAAATTTTGTTGCGCTTACAGGCGGTAAAGAAGAAGCAAGCCGCCAAGCAATTTCAGCATCGGCGCGCAACTATTCACTAATATCTGGAAACAGTTCCGTCATTTAGGACCCTCCTTTTGAAGTTTATTAAGGATGTCAAAAAAGGCTTGTACTTCTTCTTTGCTTTCAAGACGATATTGCCGAATCTTTTTAGGTGCCATTCGTTCATCATTTTCGGGCAATTCATAAATATAATATATTTCATTTTGCTCTTCATCAATGATGCGTTCTGTTATTGTGCGCCCAGTTTTCTTACTAACAAGTTTAATATGGATACCATCATCTTTATATTCTTTCTCCATATCAAAACAAGCAACCTTCATTTCACCAATAAGTCCGGCATATTCGTCTCGTTCTACTTGATAAATTTCTTTATTCATTTTGTATACCTCTGAAATTATCTTTAAGTGTTTGCGCCTCAAGCTGCGCAAGACGGTCGCACTCATTATTCCAATAATTATTGGCATGCGCTTTGACTTTTGTAAAATAATACCAAAAATTATCAAAGTATGGAATAATTTCCATCCAAAGCTTAGCATTTGCGACTGGGTCTCCTCTAGCGTTAGTCCAGCCATTTTTTAGCCAAGTTTCATACCAATGTTTTTCAAAGCAATTAATTGCGTAAGCGGAATCACTGTATATAATAGTTCGTTCGTTGGGGTGCCGGTTTTGCCGCGCGAATTCTAAAGCGTTGCGAATTGCCATTAATTCCATTCGCTGATTTGTGGTACCTTCTTCGCAGCCGGAAGCCCTATATAGAAACACCCCACCGCGTAATGCGATAAAACTCCACCCGCCGAAGCGAGTATTTCCTAGGCTTTTACATGACCCATCTGTATAGATTTCTAGGGTTGAAATTTGTTCAGCACTACGTTTCTCCTGTATCATTACAACTTTCTCTCCTATCCTTTGTTATAATTTATTATATAATAAATTAAGAAAAAAGTCAATTATTTAAGAAAGTCATTTTGATCCAGTTTCTTTTTATAAATAGTTTGTATCCACTCGTATTCTGTATTGAATGCACCATTCTGATCGTCGGTTCGCTTTAGAAGTTTCACATATTTATCG